ATTTACAGGATTTAGATAAATTAAAAAATATAGACGGTATAAAAATTGGGTCTACAATGATAAATTCTAAAGATCATTCTGTGTGGCTTAAATTATTTGAATTAACCCCGCCTAAAAAAAATGAAACGGAAGGGTCAACTAAAGGTTCAGGGTTTGGAGAATTAGCTATTTATTGGTTTTTAAAAAAAACATATCCAAGTATACAAGACACAAGATATTTAAGTTCTGGAGCAGCTGATATGGTTATAGAAGATATAGGTATTGAAGTTAAAGCTTACCCTATGGGTGCTACAGATATTAAAATTGGTAAATTTAGAAGTGCAGGTAAAGAAGAAGGTAAAAAAAATAATATAATTCTTAACACAGTTCTAGGTTTAAACACATTAATGAGTAAAATTTCATTATCTGAGTCTGATATTAAAGCAGCTAAAAAAGAAGGTTTAACAAACGATGCGGGTAATTTTAGATACAATACGCTATTTACAGCGTTTGAAAAAATTAGTAAGCTACATAAGGTTATAGAAGATGAACCAATGTTGCAAAGTTTTAATGTTTTTGAGTATTTAAAAAATAATATTAATACTGTATACAGCTATTTAAATGTTCCTTATACTGATGATATTAAAAAATTTGCTTCTGATAATGCAAAACAATTATTATGGAACTTTACAAGAGCTAAACTTTTAGAAAAACCAGGTATAAACGGTTACATAGTAAACTGCGATAGGCAAGGTAAAATGGAATGGTTATACGTTGATAAAAATTTACTAAACGATGTAAATTTTCCAAGTTGGTTTAAAGGCGATGAAGTTTATGCATCTGCTGGAGAGTTATATATTAATAAAGGATTTTTCAAAAATGAATAACTTCAAGACATTTTTTTTAATTGAAGGAGGAGCTGGAGGCCATATGGCTCACCCGTTTGATTTACCTAATGTAAAAAATGGTAAAGATTTAATTAAATTCTTTAACAAAGCTTATAGTGTTGTACAACAAGATGCTGCTTCTTTAAAAATTGATGGTGTTAATGTAAGTTTAAAATTAGTTGGAACAAATACAGATAATCCTCAGTTTGCTCTTGATAGAGGTTCAATGAAAGAGTTGGACGTAAAAGGTATCACAATAGACAAACTAGGTGAAAGATTTGGAGAAGGACATGGTATGCTTGAAGCAGGTAGTAAAACATTAAACATAATGAATAAAGCTTTACCTAGCATCAAGCCAGAACTAGAAAAATTAGGATTTTTTAAAGATCCAAATTTATTTTTTAACATGGAATATGTAAAAGGTCAAACAAACGTACTAACATATGACCATGACTTTTTAGCCATACATGGTGTTAATAAATTTGTTACAAACCCAACAGGTAAGTCTCGCGCTGGTATAGAAGTGGGGTATGATGAAAAAGCATTCAATTCTCTAGTTAATAAAACAAATAATATTGCTAGTGAGTATAATTTTAAAGTGTATGGTGATGTACCAGTTAAAGACACTGCCACACCAAACTATAAAGCTGCGTTAAATCACCCATTTACAATTGTAAAAGATAATAAAAAATATAATGAAACTTTAGAACAAAGTCTTTTAAAAGCTACTAACCCAGTTGGTAAAAAAATTATTCTTAAAGATGGTAAAGTAGTTGATGCAATGAGTAGGGGGATTTATGATAACGTTTTAGCTGGTTATGATGTTAACGCTTTTATTAAAAACCCAAAAGATTATCAAACCGCTATTGACGGAGCTGTAATATATCACGGTACAAGAGTTTTGGGAGATGCTTTATTAAGAGTAGTTAGTAGTGATATGGGAACAGCTGATAAACACGAGGGTATAGTACTAAGAAATAAATCATTAGCTTCAGTACCTGTTAAAATTACAGGCAGTTTTATTGTTAATAGAGACGCATCAAGATTTACAAAACCTGTTACTAAAAAAGAAGAAGATAATGAAGGAGATGAAGGTTTTAATATAGATACACCTAACAGACCTGCTAATACAAAATTACCTTCAAGAAGTGTTTTTACCAACCCACCTTACCAACCAGGTGATAATGGAATGTACATGACACCTAAACCTTACGGACCAACAGAAGCTTTAGTTACTTCTAAAAAGTTAAAATTATTTAATGAACTAACTAATATGGTAGTTGGTAACCATGCACCGTTTAATAGAAGGACAATTATTTTATATCCCGGTCGTTTTCAACCGTTTAGTAAACATCATGAAAAGGTGTTTCAAGCTTTAAAACACAAATTTCCTCAAGCTAAAGTATATTTAGCCACATCAGATAGACCAGCAAAGTTTGACCCAGCTAAACATTTTTTAAACTTTGATGAAAAGTTAATGACGGCAATTGCTAGTGGTATTGATCCAAACGATGTTATTAAAACATCAAACCCGTACCAAGCTCCAGAAATAGTAAATAGATTTCCAAAAGAAGATACCATTTTAATATTAGCTGTTGGTGAGAAAGATATGAAAGAGGATCCAAGATTTAGTTTTAACCCTAAAAAGAATGGCAACCCTTCTTACTTTCAACCATTTAAAAAAGTAGAAGATTGTGAAACTCTAGATAAACACGCTTATATTTTATCCATGCCAACAGAAAGTTTTAAGGTGATGGGACAGAACATATCAAGCGCTACCACGCTTAGAGATATGTATGTAAAAGGTAATGAAAGTACACGTAAACAAATTATTACAGAGTTGTACGGTAAGTACTTACCAAACATTAAAAAGATATTTGACGAAAAGTTTACTTAACTTTCAATTTCAGGCTCAACTTCAACCACTTCCGTTTCACTCATATTATGTTCCTGTGATTCAGGATTATATAGCATATAATCTGCTACAGTTTCAATATAATCTAAAGCTAGTGTAATTTTAGCTGCTGCCCAAGGTTCTAAGTTGTTACCATTGTGAATCTTTTCAAATAATTCTACTGCTTTATGAGCTGTAGCTAATAATTGACCTTTTGCCATATCAACTGCTTCCTCTTCACAACTTTCATCAGCTCCTGGAGCTACTGAACCTTTAAACCCATTTGTTTGATTACCGGAACCTGCTGTAGCAGCTGCTGGTCTTCTTGCAACTGCTTCTGCACTATCTTCATTACCAATTGATGTTGTACGTAATTGTTTAGGTACCCCAATACCGTAATTTAACATTTCGTTAATTTGAACGTATTTGCCAAATATTTCACTTTTATCATTTCCGGTAATTCTCATATTATTATTTATAAATAATATAATGAGATTTAATGATTTAGTAGAAATGGTTTTAACTGAATCGTATGCGTGGCAACGTAAAGCAGGTAAAAGCCCATCAGGTGGTTTGAATAAAAAAGGAATAAACAGTTACCGTAGACAACATCCAGGCAGCCATTTATCTATGGCAGTTACCACTAAACCGAGCAAACTTAAACCAGGTAGTAAAGCAGCTAAACGTCGTAAAAGTTTTTGTGCAAGAATGAAAGGCAATAAAGGTCCAATGAAGAAACCTAATGGAGAACCTACTAGAAAAGCTCTTGCACTACGTAAATGGCATTGCCATTAATAAATAATACTATGCCTTACAAAATAAAAGGGAAGTGTATATATAAAAAAGATACAGGTAAAAAAGTAGGTTGCACTAAAGGTTCTGTAAAAAAATATATGGGAGCATTAATGGCTAATGTAAAAGATAGTTTTGAAGTAATGCCAACATTTAAAGATTTTTACCCGTTGTGGGAGCAAAAGTGTTGGAAAGGGTATTATAAAGCAGGTATGAAAAAGAAAGGCAAAAAGATGGTTAATGATTGCCGCCCAATAAAAAAGTAACGCTAGGTAGTGGATTAACATATTTTATATCATAATATAAGTATTATGACAGACAACATTACCGCTATTACAACTAACTTTGCTTCTTTCCAAGAAGAAATTGCAAAGTTCATGCAAAAGGATAATTCATCTGCTGCTGCACGTGCACGCAAGGCATTACTTGAAATTGGTAAGCTAACGCGTACGTTACGTAAACAGATTCAAGAGCGTAAGAAAGAACTTAAGGCTAAAGCTTAATACATTCTATTAAATAATTTGGTGATACCATTCAAATTATTTTTTGAAAAAGCTTTAGGTCTTATTGAGACCGTTACGTTTAAAGAGATAGGCCCCGTAGATGCCAAAGTAGATAGTGGCAACGGGGCCTATAACGTCTTACACGGGGTTGATATAAAGGTTCAGAATGGTAATGTTACCTTTAGAACAGTAAAAGAAAAGGTATTGACAAAGAAGCTACAAGATACGATCGATATTAATATTGGTTCTGGAAATATAGAAAAACGTCCAGTAGTATTGTTTGATATTGAAGTAGGGGGAGAACCCTATCCTAATACACCTTTTAGTATTGCAGATAGGGCTCAAAACGAACAAAGAGTCCTTATTGGTAAAGACTTTATTGTTAAGTTGGGTGGGTTAATTGACGTTACTAAAACTAATAACGTCAGTTAAATTATTTACCCATATTGTTTACAAATGTATAAAATTCAGCTCTAACAGCTGGATCATTCATAAAATCACCAGATAGCTTAGCTGTCTTCATCTCACAACCATCATGCTTTACACCTCTGTTGCATGCACATGTATGAGTTGCACTTAACATGACTGCCACACCAACATTACCTTCACATGTTTCAGTAATAGCTTTATGAATTTGAGTTGTGAGTCCTTCTTGAATTTGAGGCCGACGCGCATAAAACTCAACAATACGGTTAAGTTTAGATAACCCTATAACTCTACCAGATGGTCCTGGAATATAAGCCACATGGGCTACTCCCGTAAAAGCTAAATGATGATGGCTACACATTGACTTAACAGGTATACCACCTTGAAACACCATACCATCATAACCATCATTTGGGAATGTAGTAATCTTTGGAGCTTCTTCGTAACAACCTTTAATTAAATCACAAACATAAGCCTTAGCTACTCGTCTTGGTGTATTTTCACTGTTAGGATCATTACGCCAATCGATTCTTAATGCATCTAAGAAACCTTCAAATGCAGTTGTTGCATCATTGATGATTTGTGATTTTTCTTCTTCAGACCTAGGCAAATTGCTATTTGCAGTAGGTATAGTTGGATGTTTTATACGTTCTTCAGACATATGTAAATTATACTATCAACTATCTTAAAATCAATAAATAATAACATGAAACATGGTAAATTAGATAAAATTTTTGAAGAGCAAGAAAAACTTATTAAAGTTAAATTATCTAGCGACCCTGTTAAAAAAGATAAATCTTACGAAGGCTACCTAGTTAATGAAACTCCAAAAGCTGAATTAAAAATGGAAGGTCTTTTAAGTACAATTGGAAAAGCGCAAAATTGGATATCTGAGAAAAAAACTAAATCTGGGCCTCCATTAAAACAACGTAAAATAATACGCCGCAAACCATCCAGTTGACAATAAAGGGAACTTTCATATAATAAGACAATATAATATTATATGAGTGCCAAATTTTCATCTACAAAAGTTATTTATCTCGGTTCAACGGCCTTTCGTCAACCTTACGCTACCAGTCATTGCAAATATTTACATGGTTACAGATTACAAGCTAAATTTTGGTTTAGTTGCGATATTTTAGATAACAATAACTGGGTTGTAGACTTTGGAGGTTTAAAAGATTTAAAAACTTCATTGGAAAGTAAATTTGACCACACAACTTGTATTGCTGCTAATGATCCACAACGTCCAGTATTTGAAATGTTACATGATCGCGGTATTATAGACTTGAGAGTTTGTCCAGATGGTGTTGGTATTGAAAAATTTGCTCAATATTGTTGGGAAGCTGCAGATCAATACGTTAGAAAGTTAACTTTAGATAGATGTTGGTGTGAAAAGGTAGAGGTTTGGGAACATGAAGGTAACTCAGCTACATATGAAAATGTTAGTAAGATTAACTTTTTACAACCACCTTTAAATCCTAACACAATCAATAAAACAGATGCAATTAAAATAACCGTGGATGCATCTACAGTTCAACCACCTGTTATTCAACCTACTATAGTACAACCACCAGTTATACAACCAACTGCAGTAGCAGAACGTAAAGTACCTCAATACACAGATAAAACAAAAAATACATTTAGAGACCCTTTTAAAGGGACTTCTTGGGGTAATCCAACTAAATAAATAAAATGAAGTTGAGGGACGTGTATGGTTTCCAGGTGGCTGGTTCGCCACCTGCTATGAATGTTCAATTACCGAACATGACGGCGCCCTTTGTTAAACAGAGAGATGAAAAGCTTATGAAGCTTGAACAACAGGTTAATAAGTCAATGCACGATGCAATCGCTAAATTAGAACCAGTTAAGCCGGAAAAGTTCTCACAACCATCCAATAAAGTTAGGATGGTTAGCTATGAAGATGCTATTAAAGAGTTAGCTAACGCCCTTAAGTCTACCGACAATAAACCGTAAGATTTCACTTCTTACAATTTCATTTTCAGTAAATCTAAATGTGTGTATTCCTTTTTCAACACATTCCGGAGAAGTAAAAGCGTTTAGAATTTTTTGAAACCCAGTTGCTTTACCGATATCTGCTTGGAACGAATCACCAGCAATAACATACTTACTATTATGACCAAAACGTGTCATAATAGTTGTTAACTCAGATAGTGTCAAGTTTTGTGCTTCATCAACAATTACAAAACTATTTCTAAATGTTAAACCTCTTAAAAAGTTTACAGGTATACATTTAATAACGTTTGTACTTATTAAATTCTTAATAACGTCAGGGGAAACTAGTTCTTCTAGTTTATCATTAAGAGGCATTGCCCAAGGGGAGAATTTTTCTTCAATCTCACCCGGTAAGAAACCAATACTTTTGCTAGCGCTTTCTACAACGCTCCTAACATATACTATATTTTCAAGCCTACGTTTAGCCACTAATTTTAAAGCCGCCATTACAGCTAAATATGTCTTAGCTGTACCAGCAGGTCCATCAACAATGGCTGCGTAAGAATCGTCTCTTTGTATTGCATCAAGTAAACGGTTTTGTATATCATTAAACGTGTACTTATTAGTTACGTTAAAATCATACTCCCATTTTTTGGTTTTAAGAGACTTTTCTAAGTCTTCAATTTCTCTTTCCTTATATCCGTCACCTTTTCTTCCTTTACGGAATTTTTTATTTGACATCCAAATTATTTATACTATAATTGTGGATATTAAAGGAACAATAATACAATAACCGTATGACCATTGACTCTACTAAAACTTTATTTTTATCTGATGATTTCGTATTTTACACTTTAGAAGGTGAGGGTCGTTATATTGGTTACCCATCAGTATTTATGAGAATGTCTATGTGCAACTTAACGTGCATAGGTTTTAAGAGTGAAGACTCACCAAATGGTTGTGATAGTTATATTAGCTGGTCAAAGAAGAATAAGATGACGTTTGAAGAAATTGCGCAATTATATGAAAAGAATGGTTACGATCAGAATTTAAAAGATGGTGCAATATTAAAGTTAACAGGTGGGGAACCTTTTATTCAGCAAAAAAATTTAATTGAGTTTGTAAAGTTTATTAGAAACCGTTGGGGATTTGCAAATTATAGTCAAGCATTAAGTCTTGAGGATGTAGGTAAACCAATGTTACATATTGACTTTGAAACAAACGGGACAATTATGCCCGATAAAGAGTGGCATTGTATTGGATGTAACGTAACTTACACTACGTCACCTAAACTATCTAGCAATGGTGACCCAGCTGAAAAACGTTTTAAGCCAGAGGTTTTACGCTATTTGGTTGAGCATGATGCTTGTTTTAAATTTGTTGCTAAACAAGAATCAGATCTATCAGAAGTATTAGAAAACTATTTAAATAATCCAGATGTTGGTTTACATTCCAGTAATGTATGGATAATGCCAATGTGTGGTAGTCGTAAAGAGTTATTAGAAGTAGGTCCAACAGTTGCGGAACTTTGTAAGAAGTATGGGTTTAAATTCTCAAATAGAATGCATTTACAGCTGTGGAACCTGGCTTTAAAAGTTTAGTTAGTGAGAGGATCTCTATACTAGCCTAATTCTTACCAAATTTTTCAATAAAGCTTTAAAATATAAAAAACAATATAACAACAATATAATCACACTATGTTAAACAAAGAAGAAACAAAACGTACAGGTTTTAAATTTTACTTTTGGAAAATATACCCCTCAAGTAATTATGAAATAAATCCTAATGATTTAAGAAAATATTGGACTGACTACTTTAATAGCCCGGAAATGAAAGAACTTAATCCGAAAATGTCCCAAGATCTAATTGATCAATGTATTGAAGATCATATTGCCAAAGGTGCCAAAGGCCCGTCAAACCAGAGCCCAACTCAAATAGAAGCATTTAATCATATGACCTTTAACCAGCTATTTAATGGTAGCGCCTATAAATGGGTACACGGGGCTGATGAAACTTCTCAATGGAAAATGTATAAAAAACTTGGCGGTAAATATAGACGAGATCGATTTGTAGAGTATATTACTAATAACAAAGTTGTTGCTATTAATGATTGGGAAGACTACGATGGAACACCTGAAATATTTGCTTCTCGTAATTATAAAGCATTGATAACAACCATATATAACTTTTATAATCCAAAATTAAGAAATAAAGAAGTATATATTAAATATGAAGACGAGCCGAGAATGACTGAAGAATTATACAGAACAGATATAACCTTTTTAAAAATAGTGCCGCATAGAGGAGATTCCCCGTTTCGTTCTTTATTTGATGTACTACCACCCGAGGAACAAAAACGCTTTACGGGAGATGACAGCGGAGACGCAGATAGTTGGAAGTCTGGTGATGATAATGACAAATAAACCTATGGTAGACTAAATATCTTTATGAAGTTAGTACCGTTTTTATCTTTTTTAAATCAATTAAAAGTTTACCATTGGCAAACGTTTTCATATGCTCAGCATAAAGCCTTAAATAAGGCTTACCAAAATTTAGACGACCAGTTTGATTTATTTGTTGAGACTTACTACGGCAAATACGGTAAATCATTGGAAAATAAGGTTTACCATTTTGAAATAGACTCGTTAACGGACCAAGAGAATGTTAAAAAGATTATAAGCAATAAGAAGAGAGAGCTATTATCATATCTTAGAACTGAAATGTGCAGTCAAGAGGATCAGGACTTACTCAACATTGTGGCTGATATTGAGATTGAGCTTAATCACTTACAGTACTTCTTAGATCTTAAGTAGTACTTGAGGTTTCTGGTGGTCTAGTTGCTAGTTTTTTAGCTTTACTTTGATGTATAATTACTTCTACTACTAAAGCTATTAGTATTATACCACCTAATGAAGTTCCAACTATCCACATTTCAACTGTTGCAGCAACATAAGCTAAAGCTAATGAAGCTATTGAACCAATACCCATTGTTATACTCTTTAATAGTATTGCAAGCACTAAGAATAAAATACCAACACCAAGTAAAGATTTAACTATTAATCCAACCAATTCTGCTTTTTGAGCTACTTTTGCTAAAGCAAGTTGATCAGAAGCATCTCTTTTAATTTTATCCAATTCTGCATTTCTTTCAGATTGTAGTCTATCTAAAGTAACTTTTTCAGCATCTCGAATTGCTGCTTTTTCTTTTTCTTTTTGATCAATAACTGCTTGAGCATTATCTAATGCTTGTTTTTGTACAATAGCTAATTCAACCGCACCGTTATATTTGGTATACAGTTGATCAATTGTCATTAATTTTTCTTTATTAATTTCAGCAGTAATAGCAGCTTTTTGTTCTGGTGAAGTTCTATCTGTACGGTTCATTATTTCTTTTGCACGTAAATGAGCTACAAGAGTGTTCATATCTAGTTTCTTTTTCTCTTGTGTTACCATGTATACCCCGTAATTTAATTGACCAATTTTATCAAAATTTTCATCATCTTGCTTCTTTAAATTATCATATGCTTTTTGTAAATCGTTTCGAAATGTAGCATATTTTACTTCCATATCTTGACGAGCTTGTTCAACTTTTTTATTAGCTTCAGCCATTTGATCAACTTGCTTTTTACTTTCTTCTGCTTTAACAACTATAACAGCATTTTTTGATATATTACTGTCTGGAATTTTACCAGAACTGCTAAAATTAGGCACACTTGGTACAATACTACAACCTAATATAGTAAAACATAATAGTAAATAGAACACGTATTTCATAAAATTATTTAATAAATAATATTATATGAACAAAGATATGCATCAAATTTACGAGACGTACAAAGGTACTTCTGCTACACAAGAGATTATACAAGAAGGCTTGTTTGATAGATTGAAAGCACGTGGTGCTCAAGCTGTTGGTACAGTAAAGGGTTTAGGTAATCAAGCTGCTGGTATTGCTAAAGGAGCAGTTGCAGGAGTTAAAGGTGATACTGCTGGGGTTCAAGCAGCACAACAACAAAGACGTGCAGGTGCAATACAAGGTGATTTAGCTAAAATTAAATCTTACAGAGAAACAGCTATGAAAAAGCTTGATGATACTTCTCAAGAAATTTTTAATGATATGAAAGGTTTAGGAATAGATTTAAATAATATATCTCCTGCTAATATTAATGCTTTTAAAGGTCTATTAAATAAATCGTTTGACGCTTTAACCGCCGGAATTAAAAACCCAGCTGCTCAAAACCCAGCTGCTCAAAACCCAGCTGCTCAAAACCCAGCTGCTCAAAACCCAGTTACACAACCAAAATCAAACGTTGCAAGTTCCACCGGTACTACTGCATTACCTAAAAAATAATACTTGATTTAAAAACGGTGCGCATTAAGTCTTTAAATGCGCATTGCTATTTCTGGGACTGCAAACCAAGGTAAGTCAACCTTGATTAAAGATTTTTTGGCTAACTGGCCTATGTACAAGGTTGGCGGCAACTCTTACCGCAAATACTTAAATAAAAATAAAGTACAACATAGTAAAAAGACCAATAAAGACACACAATGGAAGATTCTTAATCTAATTGTGGAAGATTTGCAAAATTTTAAAAAGGACGATTATGTTATATTTGATAGATGCGCTTTAGATAATTTAGTTTACTCGTTATGGTGTTGCGAAAAACAAGTTGGTAGAATAGATGAAAAATTTATAGAAAAGTGTATACCAATTGTTAGAGAAAGTTTTAAACACTTAGATATACTTTTCTTTTTACCTATAACAAAAGCAGCTCCTATACCTATTGTTGAAAATGGTGTGAGAGAAACAGATGAAATTTATGTAAAAGAAATTGATGCATTGTTTAAAAGTATGATGCAACAGTATCAACATAATTTAGGTAGAACACCTTTTTTTCCAGCAGATGATTGCCCTGGTATAATTGAAGTGTTTGGTACACCAGAGGAGCGTATTGGAATGATTAAATGGTATATTGACGTTGATGGTGATTTGATTGGTGGTGATGTAAACTCACCAGACAATCTTTTCAACCCAGATAATATTGCAGAAATGGAGTCTTTACTTGCATCACAAAAAGCTTTAAAAGATCAAGAAATTGCAATGGCTTCTGAGCTTGCAAAGATTAAAGACTTTGTAAAAGAAACTGGTACGAAGTTTTAAGCTATTCTCATCCACATATAAGTGCCGTATATTGGTGGGTTATTGTTATGTGAAACATCAGTTGTTACATTTGATAATGTTGTGAATGTTGTATTCGTGTCTAAACGCCATGCTGGGGCTGCTTGTGGACCATTCTGATAACTATTTGCCGAATTGGTTGTTTGTAAATGTATTTGAAAATCGTGCGTATGTGCAGGTATTTGAGCATTAACTATACCTGCATTGTATTCACCTAAATTGTTAGCAGGTAAAACCCCGTAATTAGCTGTAACCCATACATTAGTTGATGGCATGTAAAAACTAACTTCACCAGCTTTTGTTCTATCAATATTAGATGGACCAGGGGTAACTGTAAAGTTTAAAAGTTGATAACCAGGATTAGGAGCCCCTTCAATAACAACGGGGGTACTTGTATTATAACCACCATCTACTGATGGACCGTAATCTGTTTGAAAGTAACAAGAACCACCTTGTGGTGGGTTTGACGATAATGAAACATAATATACGCCTGCTGTAGGTGTACCTGGGTTAGTAAATTTAGCAACTATCACCACATTATTTGGCGGCATGTAAAAACTAAGTTCACCTGCAACGGATGTATCAATATCATTAAAAGTAGAACCATTAGGGTTATATACTG